CATTAGATGCCTCTTCCTCTTGTGGTCCTTGAGTTTCAACATCTTCCCATTTAACTTTGTCGGTAGCAAGTTTCTTATCAGACTTGACAAATGATTTATACTCATTCATCTTTCCTTCTGATTGAACCTCTTTACCTCTCTCAAAGTCTCTTCTAATGTCGTCTAAGTATGTAGGAGTTGCAAATACAACACATTTCATATCTTCCATAGATGTAGCAAGAGGGTCAATAAATACTGTATAAGGGTCTGGAACTATATATTCTATTTCCTTATTTATTACTGCCATCTTAATAAAACCATTACCATAACAGAGTCCATCTCTTTTCATCATAGATATTGCTCTTTGTGCTTTTTGAGATGCCATCACACTCTCTACACTATCTTGAGCTATCCTAGCTGAATCAATCTGCTCTTCTCTTTTAGGCATTATATCTACTTTAGGCTCTCTATCTGTTAAAACAGAGAACATAGTTTCTAAAACAGAATGAACTATATTAGGCTCTATACGGGTTTTATATTTAGGTAACCCGAAAGGTTTTAAGATATCGCCATTGTATAGCTGTTCGTTTCTTCGCCATCTAGCTATCTTTGCTTTCTTAGCATCTCTACTAGCTTGAAACATCTTCTCTAAACGAGCAATATCTTCCTTGCCTTCGTATTGGTCTATATCTACATCTGGATATTTAATCATAATGTTTTTCATCTCCATCACCACCATCGTAGGTATTACCATTCATAAAACGATTCTTCATCTTCTTTTTAAATCGCTTAAATGCTTTTATACCAGACTTGGTGTATTTGAACTTTTTACCTTTATAACTTGGCATTATACTTTTAGCTTATCAGCTTGTGTAGGTTTACTATTTAACTTACTATCCACTTTAGGAGATGTTTTATATACTTTATTATCTGTCCACATTAAATGGTTAACATCGCTAAGTGTTTTCTTTGTTACCGGGTCTATAGGGTTATCTGCATAAAGCTTTTCAGCCCAAGCCTCTGGAGTTTTATAATTTTTAATAGAGACTGGTTTACCACCACCATAAATAGGGACTCCTCCACCTTTTTTACCATCTGTTTTACCACTAGAAGTAGGTTTATATTCTCTTATTTCTATATAGTCTTTTCTGTTTAAATCGCCTTTACCAGAGGTAACATAGTCTTGTCCACTTCCACCAGTTTCACCACTTTTTGACATTGATTTTGATTTTGCTTTTACTTCAGCTTTCTTTCTTTTTTTGAGTCTTTTTAACTCTTCTACTGTTGCCATTTTAATAGCTCCTTATTTGAATTTATAGTTCCAACTACTTGGTGTTGGCTCTAATAGTTCATCCATCACCATCTCGTCTTTTGTTTTTTTCTTTCTTGGCATATTCGGTGCTTGGATATGGGTTAAAGCATATCGGGTCGCATCTAAAATATGGTCATCCAAAGTTGTATCTAAATCTTCTGGTCGCTTCTCATCACAAATCATTTCTGGTATCGTTCTTACCAAGTTAGTACAAGTTCCCTTTATAATATAAAAGTCGGGCTTCTTGTTCTCATCATGGTGCATAAGCTGTGCTAGGTTTCTCCAGCCATTCACTCTATCATTATTAGCCGGGACCAAGTTTGGCACTAATGGCTCATTATGGTCACCTATTAAGGCATTTGCTATGCTTCTATCTGCATACATAGGACTCTCTGGCTTTCTCCAGCTCATAGGATTCCTAGTCCACATAGACGGGTCTCCTAATGACTGTGTTATTTCCTCACCTTGGGACATTTTAGCTATTGCCTCTGCCCACTCCATAGGATGCCTCTCTTTGCCATACAGCTCCCGGTAACAGAATACTCTATTGTTGGGAGTAACTTCTAGCCAAATACAAGCAAACGGTGAGGCATAGCCCCAATCAATCCCTATATACTTGTTATTGTAATCCTTACCATATCCTAGCTTCTTTGCTTCCTCTACATCTATTATATGCACTCTTGGGTCAAACTCTGGGAAATACTGCCCAGCAAAAACATCCCAATCCCCATATCTCCAAGCTGACCTTAATGGCTCCGGCAAGGAGTCCAAAAATTTTACATAATGAGGGTCTGCATCAGCTAGTGTAGGATTATCCTCAACTGTCGCTGGTATAAATATTCTATACCTCTCACTTATAACATCCTTAAATGCCTTGTTTGGAGGGTTTAACCCAATCTTAAATCGCCTCTTCAACCATTGGTGTCCTACACCTCCGGGATTGGCTGTCAAAAAAATTTGGGGTTTTATACCACTTGTTGACCTAACACTTGATACCAATTTCAAATAGCTTTCTTCGGACACTATCTGCCCTACCTCTTCAATTAAAAGTCTGTGAATCTCCCACCCTTGAAACTGTGAGTAGGCATTCTCATCCTTTAAGTGTCCCGTATAAATCTTCGCCCCACTTGGGAATGTAAACACTGCTGGTTTTCCAGATACCTTTGCATGGGGGTAGAGCTGTATCGCCCTATCAATCCATTGCCTAAGGTCAGTATGGTTCCTACGAATACACATCCCAGTAAAACTAGGATTATCAACACCCTTAAGCAACCAAACAATACCAGCATCAGTCTTACCACCACCTCTCGCACCTCCATAGAGTATCTCATATGTTGACTCATCTATTGATAAAGCCAGTGTCTGAGGTCCTTCGTGTGGCTTCCATAATGTTTTAGACACTTATTTTCTTCTGTCTTTAAGTTTTTTAACCAAGTTCATTTCTTCGCCAGTCGCAGTGCTATAAGTTCGCCCTTTAAAAGTAAATGATTTCCTACCCGTTCTCTTAGCACCATCCCACATTTGACTAAAATCCATATTTGGGGATGGGGATGCATTAGTATTGTCAAAATTATTATTATAATCTCTTGCTGTTGCAGTTCCAGTTACTTTCCTAACCTCTTTAGCAACCTCTTTGGCTTTTTTCTTATATTTGCTATACGACATTATTCTCCTTGTTAACTATAGGTATATACCAAATAGTTTAAATAAAAAAAATTTAAGTAAAGGCTTTTAAAACCTAAATAATATGAGTTGGTCATATATATAGACCATACCCGACACAGATGGCTGACATTTCATCAATCAGAATCAGCACCCCTATCATATTGTTATATCTAATCATCATTGGTCTCTGCTGGTGTCTGCTGTGGTAGGTATACCAGTCCAGTATCATTGTCTGTATCTACCCTCAGCTCACTAGCCTTTAATGATGGTATGACTCTCTCTATGATTAACTTGGTACAAGCAAGTGCATCCTTATGAGGATTATCATCACCAATAGTATTAGCAATAGTATACATCTGTTCAAGCAATCCTTGCAGTCTAGGTTCAGTACGGAACTTCTCTACAATAGTATCCTCTTTCTTAGGTCTACCATTAGGATTACCAGACTCTCCTTTGAGCCAATGACCTTTAGAATTTCTTTGAGGTTTCCCTACTTGTTTTTTATCGTGTTTATCAAGAACCTCTATATTATCCTTTAAATCTGTTTTCTCTTCGGTAATTGTATCTTTATTCATTAAATCTTCTTTCCTATCTTATAAGAGCCTTTTAAAGCCTTCTTTACCTTATTCTTATACTTCTTACCCTTAGCTATTTCCATACCACTTTGTAAGCCTCTTTCAAACCCTAAATCGTATGCTTGACCAGTACCTACTTGTATTATATGATTAATTCTTTTAATATGAGTTAAGCACCATATTATTGTTCTATCTATATATGATACTTTAGTTTGGTTCTTCATTGTTTCCTTTTAGTGCATTATCGTATCTATCCCAGTCTAGTAGGCTTTCTTCTTCTTCTATAGTGTTATTAGTATTAGGTATAGGTTCGGTTAGCTTGGTAATGGTTCTATTAACTGATGATGCACCTAGATAGTAAGCCACCAATGTTGTTATAGTTCCTAGTGTCGTACCACCTATGAATATTAGAAGTTCTACCATATGTGAATATACACTAAATATACCTATTAAGTTCCACCTAATTGTATCTAGGTTTATACTAATTGAGGCTCTGGAATAAACTTTTTTAAACTTTTTTCACGAAGAGAAATGAAAATAATTGAAAATATTTGTTGCACCCAATTAAATAAAGGTTATAGATTTACCTCAAGTTAACAAAACAATATGAAAGGATTTGAAGATGGCTAAAGATTTAAAGATAAAGAGATTGTCAACAGAGGAAGCAGAGAGCAAATTCTGTGTTGGGGTATTTCCAGATAGTGATGGGAGCTACCAAGCAGAGCTTAGCGATAAAGAAATTAAAGAAGCCTACCTAGAGAACAGCATACATATAGACGAGTTTCTACAAGTGCTAAAACATCAAGAGATGACAGCTAGGAAAAAGGTAGAAGAGATTGAAGATAGAACCTCTGTTGAGTTTTATATATGGTTAGGTAGATGGAATGCTTTAACTGATACAATTAGAGCATTTCATAATACTGGGGCTGTTGCTAATTCAATAAATAAAAAGTAAA